ACCCGCACGCCGAGCAGTTGACACGGATGAAAGGCATCGTGAAGCTCACAGCTGGCTCTGTTCAGCTTTTTCGCGGCCGGATTAGAAAAGATACCCGCGACTTCAATCTGAGTCGCAGAATCGAAGTGGAGGGCCTCCTGGCTTGCCTGAATGACAGCGTTATCCCTCCTTTCGCTTTCCCCGATGATTTTCTGGAAAATACCGAGTACCAGGCCGCCGCAGAGGGCGGCAACGTCGTGGAGTTCTTCCTGGGCTGGCTGCTGGATCAGCACAACTCCCAGGTAGGCCCCGACCAGCAGATCCGGCTCGGTGATGTCACCGTGGCCGACCCGAACAACTACATCAGCAGAGCCTCCAGCGATTACCTGACCACCATGGAAGTGGTGAAGAAAAAACTCAGGGATCTGATGGGTGGTTACCTTCTGGCCGACTATAGCGGCGACACCACAGTCCTGCACTACTACAGCGACCTGCCTCTGACCAATATCCAGGAGGTGGAGTTCGCAAAGAACCTGCTCGACATTGAAGTGGAGCTGGAAGCTGCTGATACATACACCGCGATCCTCCCAGTCGGCAAGGATGGCCTGACCATCGCAGACCTGGAGGATGGGGAGATATCTCCCGGCATTATGAAGACCGGGCTCATCATCTACAGCACCGCAGCCGAGGACGCTGCCGGCGGCCGTATCACGAAGAAGGTCGACTGGAAGGACGTCACAGAGGCGTATAACCTCCAGACAAAGGCCGCCGCCAAACTGACCACAGAGGGCGTGAAGCACGTCCAGACCATCAAATGCAAAGCCGTTGATCTGGGCGGCGCGAATAACCTCCCCCGCTTCATGGTGGGCAGGTATGTCCAGCTCAAGAGTCCTCCCCATGGGTTCGCTGCAGCCTACCCGCTTATGGAGCTGGAACCGAATATCCTGAACCCTGGCGACACAGAAATCACCCTGGGCTCCACAGTCAAGGCCGCCTCTGACATTGCCCACGGCAACCAGAGCGCCGCACAGGAGAAACAGGACCAGCAGCAGATCGAGCTGAACAAGCACAAAGAGAGCATTGACGGCCTTGTCAGCACCATGCAAAACCAGACCACGGAGATCATCCAGACTTGCGAGGGGATCATCCTCGCGGCTATGGATGCATACGCCAGGACGGAGGATCTGGAGAGTTTCAGAAAGACCGTAGAGGCTCAGTTCCAGGTCATGTCTGACGAGATTTCCCTGAAATTCACGGAGACCACGGAGCATATCGTGGACGTTGACGGCGATCTGCAAAAGATGCTGGAAACGCTGGCCATGCATTTCGACTTCGCTCTTGACGGCCTGACCATCAAGGCCGGCGAGAACTCAATGAGCCTCCGGCTGGTCAATAACCTGATTACCTTCAACAAAAACGGCCAGCAGTTCGGCTGGTGGGATGGCGTCGACTTTCACACCGGCAACATCGTGGTAGATGTTAACGAGCGGGCGCAGTTTGGCAACTTCGCCGCGATCCCCCGCAGCACCGGCAACCTGTCCTGGATGAAAGTACGCAACACGTAAGGAGGGCCACACATGGCAAATAGCGGATATACCAGCATAGCGGTAACCGCGTATGACACCCTTAAATTCAGCTGGGAGATAACAAGCCAGTCCATAGCCAGTAACTCGTCTGTAGTTGCCTGGAAGATGGAGCTGATCGCGGGAACTCATGGCAAGATTGTCGCGACATCCACATGCCCCTGGGACGTAACGGTCAACGGCATCTCTTACAGCGGAAGCGTCAACGTCGGCATTTCCAATAACACCACGAAACTGATGGCGAGCGGTTCCACAACCATCGCCCACACCTCGGACGGTACTAAGTCCTTTTCGTATTCGTTCAACCAGTATTTCGGTATTACTTTCAGCGGCGTATGGATCACGAACAAGGGCAGCTCCGGCACCGGCACCCTGGACACCATACCGAGGGCCTCTTCTCTGTCTGGTACCGGCGGCACTTTGGGCAATGCTCACACGCTGAAGATCACAAGAGCGTCTACTGCCTTCAAGCATCGGATCACGTTCAACTGTGGCGATGCTTCGGGCTATGTCGCCGGATCTACAACGGGCTACACCACCGAGACCAGCATCACCTGGACTCCGCAGATATCTCTGTCCTGGGAGAGCCCGAACAGCGCAACGGTGCCGATCAAGCTCACCCTGAACACCTACACCAGCGACGGCACATATGTCGGAACGGACACAATGACACTCAGCTGCAAAGTGCCGACCGACATAAAACCCACCGCCACGCTGACCGTGGAGGATCTTACCGGCTACCTGGACATTTACGGCTCTCTGGTGCAGGGCCTCTCGAAGATCAAGGCGACCGTAGCCGGCAGCACGGCCTACGGCTCACCCATTGCCACGTATAACCTCGATATCGGCGGCATCCAGTACCCGGCAGCGGAAGCGACCACACCGGAACTCTGGACGAGCGGCGACGTCAAAGTCGTCGGCACGGTAAAGGACAAGCGCGGCCGGACTGGCTCCGCGTCGACCTCTCTGGAGGTGTTGGCATATGTCGCGCCCAGCGTCTCAAAGCTGAGCGTCCGACGCTGTGATGAGGACGGCACGGAGAACGCACAAGGTAAATTTGTCGAGGTTATCTTCTCGGCGGCTGTCACGAGTCTGAACGACAAGAACGCCGCGCAGTATGTCCTGCGGTACAAGGTGACCTCTGAAGAAGATTACACAGAGGTAAGTTTCTCCGATCTGGATGGCGAGTATACTGTCACAGATTACTCGTACATCTTCCCCGCTGATGATAATAGCTCCTATGACGTGCAGATCCTCGTCAAGGACAACCACGGCTCCGCGACCCGTTCCACCTCCGCCTCGACTGCCTTCGCTTTCATGGACTGGCACAGCTCCGGCACCGGCATCGCGTTCGGCAAGCTGGCAGAGAAAGAGGACACCATGGAGGTCGCGCTGACCGCCGAGTTCTCCGCGCCCATTGTGCAGCGGGGCAACCGTTACAGCGCATATATCGCAGAAGGCAGCGAGGACGCGGATAAAGCAGGCTATGATCTCATGGCTCGGATAACGGTCACAGGCACATATGCAAATGCACCGTTGACCTTTGTGTTCACCCGCCGAAATGCCATTATGCCCATGACTGTACACTTCAGCCTGGCAAATCAAAACGATCTGGATCCCTTCGTGCAGGGCATGGGCTACGAGGGAGCCAATTATGGCGCGTTCCTCGTTCATGCTGAGACTTCCGTCTGGGATCTCTACGTGGCACGCGGGAGCGGGTACGATTTTGTGACTCTCCAGACGTGGTACATGTCCCAGTACATGGAGAACCGCGTCGAGGTATCGTTCCCCGGAGCTTTTGCTTCAAGCCTGCCCCTTGGCGCGATCCAGATCCCCGTGGCCGGCCCGCAGAGCCTGCTGGATTATATCTACCCCGTGGGCAGCATCTACCTGACCTATGGGTACGAGTCGCCGGAGTTCCTGTTCGGCGGCACCTGGGTGCAGATTTCTGCCAGAGTGCTGCGAGCGGTCGCAATCGGCGGCACCATCGGAGGAGAAGGCACGCTGGGAAGTGGCAGCGGCCGCACGTATATCGACATCGGCGTCTGGCGCCGGACGGCGTAAAGGAGGTTTTTTATGCCTGAATCACTTTTAACCGCACTCGTGACCGGCGGGCTGTCCCTGGTCGGCGTGGTCATTACCTGTTTATTCAGCAACAAGAAAACGACCAACGAGGTCACCCACAAGCTGGAGATGCACCAGGCAGTCACCGACACAAAGCTGGACGCACTCCGGGCGGAAGTCAACAAGCACAACAACATCATCGAGCGAACCTTCGTGCTTGAGGGTCAGATGCAGGAGTGCATGCATGACATCCGGGATCTGAAGGCCTACCACAAACCCAACAACTGAGGAGGGGAAACCTATGGACATTTTCAAACTATCCGACGGCCGGCGTGCCTTGTACCAATGGGACACAGGTCTGCAGTTGATCGTTTCCGACGATGTCTGTGGAGAGGTGCATTTCTGCAACGGTACCGGAGACTGCAGCCTGGTCTGTGAGGTTATCAACTCCGGCGATCAGCGGGTCGTGAACATCCCTAACATCCTGCTGCAGACGGCCAAGCCGATCACCGTCTTTGCTTACGTGAAAACGGGGGAGGGCGGCTATACTCGCAGGGCTGTTATCTTCCCTGTGAGAGCCCGCACGAAGCCGGAGGACTACGTCTACACCGAGACCGAAGTGCTGAACTATAACAGCCTTGCCGCACGGATCAAGCACCTGGAAGAACACGGCGGCGCCGGAGGTAAGGGCGAGGACGGCGCAACCTTCACACCTACGGTGTCCGACGACGGCACCCTGACCTGGGAGAACGACAAGGGTATGGACAACCCCGATCCTGTGAATATCATGGGACCTCAGGGACCCCAGGGGGAAAAAGGCGACACAGGCGCCCAAGGCCCACAGGGTGTGCAAGGTGAACCCGGAGCGCAGGGCGAAGTCGGTCCTGCCGGCCCTCAAGGCGAAAAGGGTGACCCCGGAGCAACCGGCGCAGATGGACCTCAGGGACCTCAAGGACCCAAAGGTGACACCGGCCCCGAGGGACCCCAGGGCGAGAAGGGCGAGAAGGGCGATCCGGGTGCTGACGGCGCACCGGGGCAGGACGGAGCCAATGGCAAGGACGGAAAAAACGGTGCAGACGGTGTCTCCGCAACACACAGCTGGAACGGCACCGTACTGACAGTCACATCCGCGTCCGGCACCTCTTCTGCAGATCTAAAAGGCGATAAGGGAGATCCTGGAGAGACCGGTGCGGTTGGCCCGCAAGGGCAGCAGGGTCCTAAGGGTGATACCGGCGCTCAGGGTGTTCAAGGCGAAACTGGTCCTCAAGGCCCTCAAGGAGAAAAGGGTGATACTGGTGCTGCTGGTAAGGATGGCGTATCTGTCACCCATTCTTGGGACGGTACGATCCTGAAAGTAACATCTGCATCCGGCACTTCTTCTGCCGACTTGAAAGGTGAGAAAGGCGACAAAGGTGAAAGAGGTGAAGCTGGTTCTTCAGGTCCGGAAGGGGCTGATGGTGTCTCCGTAACTCATAGTTGGAATGGAACCACTTTGACCATTACCTCCGCTTCCGGTACTTCTTCCGCTAATCTTAAAGGCGAGAAAGGTGACACTGGTGAACAAGGACCTAAAGGTGAGAAAGGTGACACCGGTCCTGCTGGTGCATCTGGCGCAACGACTGCCCAAGTCATCGCCGCTTTGACGAAGGAAACCTGGACCTTCACTCTGGCCGACGGCTCGACTGTTGAGAAGGTGGTGCCGTTGGTGTGATTGACTTCGCCAAGTATAAGCGCCTCGACATACCGGAAGGCAGAGTCAAGTCCATTACCCGAAAAAGCGATGGACTGTTGCTCTGGAAAGCCGGGTACGTCAACCAGATTCCTCTTTCCACCGAAGCTGACGGGGTGACCATCTATAACGGTGGACTGGGTTATAAAAACGGATACCGTGTCCGCTCCGGCGGTGCAGAGCTTGCCTTCACCAGTGCCTGCTGTACCGGATATATCCCTGTAACGGGTCTGTCTGTAATACGAGTGTCGGGATATGACAAGGGCTTTAAGGATGGCGGCGTACAGTCTGCAGTCAATGTTTACGATGCAAATTTTTCAAATCTGGGACAGATTTCCGGCAACACCAATCCCGGATACGGAATTTTTGTGAGCAATGATCTAAAGGACTATGCAGGAACAAGTGTTGTTCAGGAAACAAATTGCTGGAAATGGACGGTGCCTCCGAATGAATACGGCATTGCGTATATCAGAGTGTCAGCTCATACCACGGAGGGTTCGAGGCTGATCGTTACTGTAGATGAGGAGATTGAATGATGATTAGTGCATGGCATTTGATTTGGATCGTTCCGCTGGCCGGTGGGCTGGGCAGTTTTGCAACGGCGTTGTTTTCCGGCGTTAGGATCCTGGAGATGGAAATGGAAAGACAGCGAAAAGATGAAAGCTAAACAGTCCCGGAGAGATCCGGGGCTAAAATTTTAAGGAGGTAAAATATGTTCACAGAAATCATCAACGCATACGGCGTCGAGATCATCGGCACCCTGCTGCTGGCGCTGGCCGGCATTGTGGCAATGGTCGCCAGGAGCATGGCGGCGAAGTATTTGGACACGGACACCAAGCGCAACCTGGCCAAGGTGGTCGTCCGGTTCGTGGAGCAGGTCTACAAGGATCTCCACGGCGAGGAGAAACTCAACGCGTCTCTTTCCGTCCTCTCCGATATGCTCAAAGAAAAGAAGATCCGCGCCTCCGAGGCTGAAATGTTGGTGCTGATCGAGGCGGCCGTGGCGGAGTTCAATGAGGTATTCAGGAAGCCCGTGGATAGTGAGGAGTCCAAGGCAACATATCGCGTACCTGCAGCGGGCGAGGGCGGTGAGGGCAAGTGAGCAACAGCCCTCTGGTAGACTATACCCTCATATCCTCGAACAGCCGCGCCAGGGGCGCGAAGATCGACACGATCACCATCCACCACATGGCCGGAAACCTGAGTGTCGAGGCCTGCGGCCAGGTGTTCCAGGACACCAGCCGCCAGGCATCCTCGAACTACGGCATCGGCACCGATGGCAGGATCGGCCTCTATGTCCCGGAGAACCGGCGCGCCTGGACAAGCTCCAACAGGGACAACGATAACCGCGCCATCACCATCGAGGTGGCCAATGACGGCGGGGCTCCCGACTGGCACGTCAGCGATAAAGCCCTGGAGTCGACAATCGCGCTCTGCGTTGACATCTGCCGCAGGAACGGCATCCCCCGGCTGAACTTCACCGGCTCCAAGACCGGCAGCAACCTGACCATGCACAAATGGTACGCCGCGACTCAATGCCCCGGCCCGTATCTGGAAAGCAAATTCCCCTATATTGCCAAGGAAGTCAATGCTCGCCTTGGCGTCTCTGTTGTCCCTGAGACCGAAGAAAAGGCGGAGCCGTCCCCTGGCGTATGGCGGGTACAGATCGGAGCATACAGCACAGCTGCAGGGGCAGAGTGGCGCCGGAAACAGGCCGAAGCTGCCGGCTTTGATGCTTATGTCGTTGTGGTCGACAATACGCTCAGAAGGGTGCAGGTCGGCTCCTACGACAAGAAGGCCGACGCCGAAGCCATGCAGGCTCGCCTGCTGGCCAAGGGTTTCGGCGGCACGGTAACAACCCTGGGAGGCGTTTCTGAGACGTCTGCACCTTCTGAACCCTCAAAGTCGGAAACCGAGGAGGTGGCAGAGGTGAAAGTCGCAGTATTGAAAAAAGGCGACAAGGGCGACCAGGTCAAGGCGCTGCAGGCTCTTCTGATCGGCTACGGCTACGACGTCGGGAAGTCTGGAACGGATGGAAGTTTCGGACCGGCCACGGAGGCCGCTGTGCTTAAGTACAAGCAGAGCAAAGGCCTGACAGGCGGCTCGACCGTCGGGGTGACAACCTGGGAGAGTTTGCTCGGAGCATAACAGAATAACGAAAAGAGCCCGGAGGTTTAGCGCCTCCGGGCTCTTTTTTTGTTCTTGAAATTTGGAAATGTCAGCATTATAATGGCCGCAGAAAACCGGCATTATTTAGGGGGTATGATATGTGTATGTTTGGTATGCTTATGAACTAGCATACCCATGTTGCACACATTAGACCAATAAAGAAATATGCAACTTATATTGCATCTTTCCCTTGCCTTCCCAGCCGACCGTCTCATATTCAATTCTATCTACAATGGTTTTTAACAGCTTGTTTTTAGCCAAGATTGAAACATTCTCGTCACGCATTGCTGAGATCGCGCTCTGCAAGGTGACGATCTTTTTCTGATAATCGACTTCTTTCGGTAATGTCTTTCCCACCTCAAAAATTCGACCTTTCAGCGCCTCCATTTCTGCATGGAGGGCTTTATTTCTTTCAAGGAATTTTTCCTCAGAGTAAAACCCTTTTTCCAAAAGCTCGAACTGTTTTTCTTCCTGCTGTTTGAGTTCTTCCAATTCAAGGCGCATTTTTTGCAGCTGCTTCTGCTGAATCGCAAAGGATTGTCCCTCGTTGTTCTGCAGTTTGGCTTCCAACTGCGGAAGGTGTTCTAGTTCCAGAGCAACCACAACAGCCTCCACAACATCGTCAAGGTAGGTCGAGCGGGTGGGGCATTTGTATTTCCGGCCTCTGCACTCTATCCGTGTGCGGGCGTGTTTGTATGGGTGCTGCACCATAGCTTTTCCGCAATCCTTACAGAATATCAAACCGGCAAGAGGATTTTGCAGAGGCGCGCCCCAACCTATCCGGGGGTTATTGTTAAATCTGGCCTGAGCTGCGTCGAAAATCTCCTGGGTGACAATGGCCTGATGCTTTCCGGGCGCGATGATCACATCATCGGGATCAGCTGGCATATTGCGCTTTTTCTTTACCTCACCGTTTTCATACACCCGCTCTGTTTTGTGCGTTCCCCATTTCACCATCCCGACATAATGGACGTTCTTTAAGATGGCCCGGATGGAGCAGCCTTCCCATTGTTTGCTGTTCATCGGCTTGACTCCGATGCTGTCCAGGTGCCGGGCGATCTGCAGGTATGTCATGCCGTGATTGACATACAGATCGAACACCAGCCGAACCGCGTCGGCGTTTTCGTTGGGTGTAAGGGAGTTGACGCCGTCAATTTTGGCTTTGTCATATCCGAACGGGGGAGTATTCCCGATGTATGCGCCTTTCTGCTGAACTGCCAAAACGCGGCCGCGATACAGGATTTCCTTGGTGTATTCCAAGAAGTCGCTGGATCTGGTGAGTTCCTGCTCGAAAAACTTCCGGTGCATCTTATTGGACAGATCATAAACCATCTGCAGGGTCTTGACGTTGGTGGAGCTGTACCGAAACACGTTAACGATACGGCCGCATGATTCCAGATCGCCGCGCGAAAGTCTGGCCGGATCTACGACCCAGACCGTTTTCACCGCCGGGTTTTCGATTCTGGAGAGCAAGTCCAACATGCCCGGACGTTCCTCGATACTCTCGCCGGAAACCACCTCCCGGATGATGCATTCCTCCGGGATCTTGTGACCCAGCTCCCGGATCGCTAGTTCCTGCAGCATGGTCTCATGTTTTGCCAAAACCTCCGCGACGCTTTCGTCCGGGTTATCTGCGCGGGATTTCCGCAGGTACATCAAGTTTTCTTCATTTGTCAGCACGTTATAGGGTACGTTTTGCATTTTGTGCTTTCATTCCTCTCTGTGTGGTCTGGTTGGTATTCCTTGCCTTTCCTGCGTTGCTGAACGGTTCAAACTCACCCCCTTTCAGGGTGGGAATTTCAGTCTTGACAAATTCTGTCCAGTTATGGTAATTTGAAAAAGACGAAAAACTCCCATTCGCGTGGTGTATGTTTTTTCATCATCAGCTCCCGGCGGGTGGTCCAGACCTGCCGGGGGCGTTTCTTTCCTTTGGGACATCGTAAAGCCTCGATTTGAATACTCTCATCCCTTTGTGTTGTGGCTGACCCTCACCCTTGACGGTGAGGGTCTTTTCTTTTTCTATCAATTGATCTTAGCAGAAATCACGCCCAGAATGCACTTGATGGTGTCTATGATCCATCCAAATCCGAACAGGCCGAAGGTGAACAGATAAATAAGGCCCATACCCGTTTTCCCTGCATAGAATTTATGAGCGCCTAGCCACCCCAGAAACAGGCAGAGGCAAAGTTCGACAGTAGGGTTCACAGACTTATACACTTTATCAACGGTGGAATGCCTTCGACCGCTACCGGAGTCCTTCACATAAGAAATTCCAGTACCGGGGACACCTGCAGTAGTGCGAACGCCACCGCCGGCCTTTTTCGTAACTCGAAATCCTTTACCGCCTACGCTGTAGCCCACGCCCGATTTACTGAAATTAACCCTTACGGGTCCGGCCTTGATACTTTTTCTGAAACGAAAACTCATATAAATTCTCCTAAAAGTCCTTAAATATTTACTTGCTGCCCTCAAGCACGAAATTCTGCTTTTCGAGGAACATATCCACCATTTTCGATTTTCGGTTATTCTCTGCCCATAGATAATCGTTATTTCTTTGGAGCCTGTCCAGCTGACTGCGCAGATCGGCTATTTTGGCCTGCGCTTCATCTCGGACTAACTGAAGTTCCGCTTTGTAAGACTCGTGAATGTTGTCCAGCGCTTTTCTATAGTCTTTATTGTCTGCCAATGCTCTTTCCAAATCCCGCATGGCATCGTTTAACATCTGGGCATGCTCTGAACTTGGTGCGATGTTTGGAATGGCACATGGATATTTTCCGTTAGGATCTCCGCACAAAAAACGGCTTAGTACGGACACAGTATAGAAACTCGGGTCGCTGATTTCTCCATTAAGATTGCGTTTTACGGTTGCCAAAGAAAGACTCGTTCCGTCTGCGACATATTGATATGAATAACCCAAGAATACACGAGTCATTTGCAAGAACTCGCAGGCCCGGAGCGGCTCCATAACGGTAAGGTTTGGCCCGCTGCAGCCATTGCGGAAAGAATTGCATTGAAAACACTTGTTAAACGGTTTATCTTCCGTTACCTCAAAGTTTACGGTTGTGTTTTCTCCCGGTACAGATACGATTTTTTTGCTTTCTTCCATGATACTTTCTCCTATCACTTAATGACACCGCAGCGGGTGGGCGCGATTCATAGGCGATACCGCGGAGCGCATCAAATACACCGTTGTGTACACCAATGAATCTTGAAAAATGGTTTCCTAAATGATAGGCTTTTATCAGGTCAGAAGTGGCCTATCATTCCCTTAAGCGGTGCAGGGTGACTCGTTGGCGCGTTGACATCCTGTACCGCAATCTTAAAAATTAACCAGATATTCCCTTGGTGGTTACTCTTGCCTTGGGAGGGTTTGTGCTGTAATATTTCTCGTTGTTTACCAACCTCCCCGTTACAAGAAAGGTAGGAAACTCCATGGCAACAAATTGTAGTAAAGCAATATGTAGCCGCGAGCCTGACGATCATCTCCTTGAAAACAAGGCTTTTCTTGAAGCCATTAAAAAATGTGACGATGAGACTCTCAAAGCGGTCATTTCAATTTTAACAGAAGCAGGATTGCTTCCCGAGTAGATTCGTCTGCCTGGTCGAAAGCATTCATAATTGCTAGATAGTCGCGCTCACCCTTCGGGGTGGGCGCTTTTTTTGTTTCCACGCCGAGAACTTCGTCGGTGGTGATGTCAAAATACTCCGCAATCTTTAATAGAGCATCTGTTGATGGAGAGCCGTCTGCCCATCTCTGGGCTGCGTTTCTGTGAAACCCCATATCCTCAAGAGCTTTCTTTTGCGTAACCTTCCGCTCTTTGCATAATTGCTTGAATCGTGATGAAAATTGCATAAAATCCCCCCTTGCAATTTGTGCGAATATACAAAATCACACAGAAGAGTGATAAATGTCTTGCAATTCACGCAAACGTATGCTATCATCACGACAGCAAGCGAGAAAGAACACAAAAGCGTGATTTCTTCCTCGTGGTTTGCGGTGAAATTGTGTGTATTCATTTGTCCTGCAAAACAATGGTAACACGATTTCACCCATAAAGCAACTAAAAATCACATAAAGGGGTGAAAATTGTTGAGTTTAACCAATTATACCACTCAACAGATTTCGGGATTCACCGGAAAATCTGTTGAAACTGTACGAAAGTGGATTCGTACGGGCAGACTCAAAGGGCGCAAACCGCCCGGCTGCCGTGACTATATCGTCAAGAAGGAGGACTTCGAGGCGTTTTGGTATGGCGAGGTACAGCCGGGAGCAGCCAGCTAAGAAAGGAGGCTCTGGGGAATGAGAACCAGAGAAATCACCATAGGAAACTGCATCGTCTGCATAACCCGCCCGGAGCTTTCTGAGGAAGAGCGGACGAAGCGGGAGAAGAGAATCCAGATTGAGCTGCAGCGGTTCGGCCGGGCCATGCAGGAGAAGCCTGCGGAGGGAAAGCGCTATGCTTGACATTCCCGACCACCCTGTGATCGCCAACATGGAGCGCACCGGCTACCCGGACGGGAAAGAGCCGGAGGCGGTATTGTGTCCCCTGTGCGGAGGGGAGTGCGAAACCATTTTCCGCACGAAGAAAGACCACGAGATCGTCGGCTGCGATCTCTGCGTCGAGAGTATAGACCCATGGAAAATCTGATAAGGAGAAGAATATGAGAAGTGAAGATGCAAGGCGCGTCGTAAATGAGGGTTTAGCGCGTCGGAAGATCGCAAGACAGGAGGCCGAAAAGGAGGCCGTGCTGGAACAGTACGAGCGGGATATGATTCTTCGCTGCAATGCACATTGCGCCGATACCAAGGAGCAGAGACGGCTCGACGATACCGTCCGACTCCGGGAAGCGCAGCGGTCGGCGGCAGAGGCTGCCCGGAAGAAAGCCAGAGCCAAGGAACAGCAGACCGACGCAAAGGCTGCCCATACGTTCCGGCTTTACTGTGTCTCGGTTATTGTGCTGTTCTGGCTTACCACATGGACGTATTTCCCTGCATGGGCAGCCCTGACAACTGCCTGCGGTCTGGCCGTTTTCGTCTCCGCTTACCTGTTCCGGTTGTACTGTCCTTTTGAGAATCCGAAAGGGGCGACGCGATGAGCCAGCTTGTGCAAGTCCAGTTTGAGGACCGGAACAACCCCGGATACTATGCCGGCGGATCATACTCCTATATCGCCGATCCACCCCTGACCGTGGGCGACTTTGTGAATGTTCCCACAAAGTACGGCGAACGGCAGGCGAAGGTCGTGAGGACTGACGTGCCGATCAGAGAAATTCAATGCAGAGTCGGGCAGCTGAAGAAGATCACCGGGCCTGCAATCCCCAGCGGGGATCTGTTCAAAGGGTTTTTTGATTGAATACCCACAAACACCACGCAATAAGGAGGAAAAAATCAATATGGAAGAAATCAGCGCAACCCTGGGCATTGACATGAACAGGGCGACACCGGAGCAGGTGGCAAAACGTGCCTACGAGTTTTCCCTGGAGATGGCTGACTGCTACGAAGAGGGGACTCTGGAATATTCCGCATTTGTAGCTCTGTCCACCGCGATCCAGATGATGAGAGGGGGCAAATAAGTGAGCCAGGAGCTTGCAGTCGTAACACCTGCCCCGGAGGAAGAGGAACAGGGCAGCCTGATCCAGATCGTTCAGCTTCCGATCATCAAGGAACGCCTCCACTACTTGAAAGGTTTCGTTGACCAGCAGGTGGACGAAGCGATGGCGATGGTCTGCACCGCTGACACGATTCTCGAAGTAAAAGAGATCCGGGCAGAGCTGAACGCCCTGTTTAACGAGGCAGAGAACCAGCGCAAGGCTGTCAAGAATGCCGTAATGCAGCCCTACCTCGATTTTGAGGCGGTCTATAAGGAGTGCATATCTGAACCCTTCAAAAAGGCAGACGCCGACCTGAGGGGCAAGGTGGCCGCCGTGGAGGGTGAAATGAAAAGAGCCTGCGAGCAGCGGCTCCGGGACTTCTTCGATGAGCTGACACAGGCGCAGGGCATCGGCTTTTTGAAATACGAGCAGGCCGGCATCGCCGTAAGCATGGCAGACGCCAAGGCAAAGACCCAACCCCCGAAGAAACTCAGGGACCAGCTGGAACAGTTCGTCCTCCGGGTCGGCCAGGACGTGGATATGATCCTCTCCCTGGAGAACGCGGACGAGATCCTGGCGGTCTATAAGCAGACCCTGAACGCCACCCAGGCCATCGCCGCCGTTAAGGAACGGCACCGGCAGATCGAGCAGGCCAAGGCAGAACAGGAACGCAGGAACGCCGTCAAGGCCCAGGAGGCCGAAGCGGTGCGGAAGGTGAAAGCATTCGCCCCTCCTGCGGTTGAAAACCCCGAACCCGAGGCCGATCTGCTTACCTGCACATTTACCGTGAACGACACCAGGGAACGGCTGATCCTCTTGAAACGGTTCCTTGATGCCAACGGCTACAAATACACAAGTTGAAAGGAGATTTTAAACTATGGCAGAACCCAACACCTCTATGGTGAACGTCCCCAATAATAAACCCACATTTTCGACCTTCATGACCTCCAACGCCGTGCAGAAGCGGATCGGCTCGATGGTCAGCGGTGACGGAGGTCCCAGATTTATCTCCTCTGTCGTCTCCGCTGTGAGCGTCAACCCGGCTCTGGCTGAGTGTGACTATAGCACCATCCTCTCCGCTGCCCTTCTGGGTGAGAGTCTGAAGCTGTCCCCCAGCCCCCAGCTCGGCCAGTATTACATGGTGCCTTTCAAGGATAAGAAGCGCGGGACCAAGGTCGCCCAGTTCCAGCTCGGCTATAAGGGTTATATCCAGCTTGCGATCCGCTCCGGCCAGTATAAGAAGCTGAACGTCCTGGCGATCAAGGAGGGCGAGCTGGTACGGTTCGATCCTCTGAATGAAGAAATCGAGGTTTCTCTGATCCAGGACGAGACCAAACGGGAACAGACTCCCACCATCGGCTACTATGCGATGTTTGAGTATACCAACGGATTCCGCAAGGCTATGTACTGGAGCCGCGAGAAGATGATGGCCCACGCCGACAAGTACAGCATGGCCTTTAGCGCCTCCGCATATCAGGACATCCTGACCGGAAAGATCCCGCAGAGTGACATGTGGAAGTATTCATCTTTCTGGTACAAGGACTTCGACGGCATGGCCTACAAGACCATGCTCCGGCAGCTGATCAGCAAGTGGGGCATCATGTCCATCGACCTGCAGACGGCCCTCAACCGGGATATGGCTGTCACCTATGGGGACGGCTCTGTGGAATATGTGGATAACTCCGCCGACTTTGCGCAGGGCATTGTAGACGCCGCTCCCTCTGTGGAGCCTCTGAACGCTCCCAGAGAGGACTTTTCCGCAGACGACAAAAGACCCACCCCTGCAAACAAAAGCAGAGAGACGGCGGGACAGGCTGGCGAGAGGGGTAAACAGGTGAGCCTGAATGATCTGTGATGTGATCGCCACCGGCAGCCAGGGCAATGCTGTAGCCCTGGGTGGGGAGATCCTGATCGACTGCGGTGTTCCGTATAAGAAGATCGCCCACATCGTGCCGACCCTCAAGCTGGTGCTGCTGACGCATCGACATCAGGACCATTTCAACCCGACCACGATCAAACGGCTCCACCGGGAACGGCCGACGCTTCGGTTCGGGTGTTGTGAATGGATGGTTCCCTATCTGGTTTCCGCCGGCGTTTCCCCGGCTATGATCGACATCTATGTGCCGCTTTTCGGCTGTATCTACGCATACGACAAGCACCGCATTCTGGTCTCCCCCTTTTCCCTGGTCCATGACGTGGAGAACTGCGGGTACAAGATCACCTATAACCGGGAGAAAATCCTTTATGCAACCGATACCTGCACCCTGGATCATGTCACCGCGAAAGCCTTCGACCTCTATCTGATCGAAGCCAACCACACGGAGGACGAGATCGCGGACAGAATCCGCAGAAAGACCGAAGCCGGTGAGCATGTCTATGAGCATCGGGTTGAGGTCACACACCTGTCCCGCGAGAGCGCGGACGCATGGCTCGCCATGAACGCGGGCCGAGATAGTCAAGTC